AGCGGAAATTTCATGGTGCTGGCAGCCAATGACCATTTCCTGATCCGCGATGGTAACGGTCCAGGTCAGGCCGGTAATGGTGACAGGGGAGACCAGCGCATTGCCGGAGACCTGCGCATTGTCGTAGACCCACGCATTGCCGGAGACCAGCGCATCGCCGGAGACCCACGCATTGCCGGAGACCTGCGCATTGCCGGAGACCCACGCATTGCCGGAGACCAGCGCATCGCCGGAGACCCACGCATTGCCGGAGACCTGCGCATTGCCGGAGACCCGCGCATTGCCGGAGACCTGCGCATCGCCGGAGACCCACGCATCGCCGGAGACCTGCGCATTGTCGTAGACCCGCGCATTGCCGGAGACCAGCGCATTGCCGTAGACCCGCGCATTGCCGGAGACCCGCGCATTGCCGAAGACCCACGCATCGCCGGAGACCAGCGCATTGCCGTAGACCCGCGCATCGCCGGAGACCTGCGCATTGCCGTAGACCCGCGCATTGCCGGAGACCCGCGCATTGCCGGAGACCAGCGCATTGCCGGAGACCCACGCATCGCCGGAGACCCGCGCATTGCCGGAGACCCACGCATCGCCGGAGACCTGCAAGTTCTTCTCGGCCTCGATATAGCCACCAAGGTCGCCAGCGGACACGCCGAAAGCGGCAATCGCGACCAGCGCCTTGATGCGAAACAGTGTGCGGCCATCCCACGATTTTACCGTGTCGTCGGCTAGCAATTCATATTTGAGGTTCGGCATTGCCGGGGTCTCCATCTGCGGGTGGGGTTAGGCGGTGCGCCAGATGCGGATTTGTTCGCTGCCAACCTTGCGGACTGAAAAGGCTAACCCCTTCCGCTTGCCGGTGATGGCCGCCATTGAACTGATCCGTGAACGGTCGGCCAGCGGGGCAAGAAAGCTGTCCCCGGCTTCCATCTGCTGGAACGGGTATTTGACATGACCTCTGCCAGCCATCTTTGAAGGCATCGGGACGCCCTGCTCAATGGCATAGGCGTCGCTATCGGCTGTCATGCTCTCATCCTCCATCTGCGGCGCAGCGGGTGGGCTGCTGATGGGGAGTGGTATGGGGGACATTTCCCCTCGTGTCAACGGATAATGATGGGTGCAGATCGTTTTTAGGAAAGCCGTTGATTTACGCTGATAAAAACTACAACGCGGCCAAAGTCGGCGCCGTAAAGCCGATATATCTCACAAACCATCTTGACTAGGGGGGATATATCCCCGACAAGGTGGCCATGACGAACCTGATCAAAGACATCGAAGCGTTCTGCGCCACGCACGAAATGAGCGAAAGCCAGTTCGGCGTGATGACATTGAACGATAAAAACCTTGTTCCGCAGATTCGCGGTGACGGTGGCAAGAGGCCCCGGCGTCTGTGGCCAGAGACAGAGGCGCGCGTCAGGCGGGAAATGGCGACTTATCGGCCTGGGCAATCGGCTAGGCAGGCGAAAGGGGAGGCGGCATGAAATCCCTCCCCTCCACCCCGCAAGAGATCATCGCGCGCCGTGAAGCCGTGCTGGCCTACATCACCGCGCATGTCGGCAAGATACTGCCCGTCTCCCGCCTGATCGCGGTCGATATGGGATGCACGACTGCGCAGATCGACCATGCGTTCAGGATGCTGTCGCGCGAAGGTGCGATCACATGCACTGGCAACGGGAATAGCCGCGTCATCATGGTTGAAGGCGTCGGCAGCACTTTGCCGCGCTACCTTGGCAAGGAAGTGTCGTCCTATGTCGCCCGCGAACCTGAGCCTGAGCCGGTGCGGGTGTTCAATCATAGCTGCCCACGGTGCGGCGTTCGTAATTGCCTGCGTCATAGCCCTGCCCCGCTGATCACGCGCCCGGCTGCTGCGATGGTGCTGGTATGAGCGCCTTCCTCATAGCCCTCTACCTCGCCCTGCAAGTGCCGGTCGCCTTGTGCGTCGGGCAATGGATCAGGAGGGGTTAGGTCGTGCGTATCCTCATAGGTTACAGCGCCTGCCCGCTCACCCGCGCCGCTTTCGAGGCCGCTGGCTGCGAGGCGTGGACGTGCGATCTGCTGCCATCGCGCGACGGTTCCGCCCGTCATCTGCAATGCGACATATGGGACGTTGCTGGCGACAATTGGGATGCCGGGATTTTCCATCCCATGTGTACGAACCTGACTGTCAGCGCGGCGTGGGCGTTCAGTGATCCCGATCATGACCGCTATCCTGGCGTCGGCTATCACCAGCGCGTCAAGCATCTGATCCACGCTGATCGTGCAGGCCTCGATCCGAGCGAACGGCCCGCCCAATTCCTCGGCAGCCTTGAACGTCGTTTCATGCAGCGCATCCAGCGCGGCGACACGGCGGTCATCGCGGTCGTATGCGGTCCACTGATCCGCCGACATCGTGAAAACCGTGGTGTGCAGTTTCTTGACCGGCGGGTCGTTCAAGCAGCTCGCGAAGATCACGCGCGCTTGGGTGGTTTCGTGCCAGGGGGTCATGATTGCACCACGCGGTAGGCGATGATGTCATCTTCTGGAGAGGAAGGCTCCCAAATCCAGTAATTCTCATCATCGTCGCATCGCGCGGTCGCGCCCGCCAACCGATTATTCCAGACTGTGCCGTCGCGAAAGCGAACGTCCACTTCGACGTCATGGCCGACCGGACATTCCCCGCCCGCCCACTCGATCCATTCGCCGGGGGTCATGATGCTGCACCGGTGGCGCGGGCGATCAGAGCGGCATGGCGGCTGCACATGTCGCAAAGCGGGTCAAAGCATTCTGCGATTTGATCTTCCAGAGCGGCCAGCAATTCAGGCGCGGTCAGAAAAAGCGCCCTGTCCTGCACCATCCGGATATGGTTGCTATTCGTCACCACCATCTGGGCGACGGTCACAGAACCGCGCATAATCTCGCCGCGATCTCCAAGCGTAAGCTGCGTTTCAGCCATCACACATCTCCTGCAATCAAACGTCATCCTCGGCGCGCTGGGTGGCGCGCTCCGGTGATGTCAGGCTGCTGCCTGCTCGATGATGGAATTAACCGCGGCGATCTCGTCCTTGGCGGCAATCAGCGCCTCAGTTTCGCGTGCCTTCAAAAGCGCCAAAGCCTCTGAGAGAATGTCCGACCGGCGAGATATGATTACGGAAAGAAGGGCCGCGTTCAGAACGGCGGGGCTTTCCCAATAGTTCTTGCCGCCGTCTGTGTATTGGCCAGCGACAGTCAGTTTCAGCGCGCTATGCGCTGCCGACAGGGAAAGCACATCGCCACCCCGACCGCGCGCGCCGATATGGGCAACCCAAGCCTGCGCCTCGTTTGTTGCGCGCTGCGATTCCTGGAACCTTTTGAACTTTTCGAGACCAACGCTCATCATCATCTCCATCGTCCGTCGAGCGACTGGCGCTCTGTGGTGGTGGGGATGTTATGGCGGAAACATTTTCCTTTAGCAACCCCCTTGCAAAGAAATATTTTCGCAGTATTGTGCAGCCCATGAGCAACGAAAAGCACCCTCACGCAGCCGCCTTGGATCGCCTTGGGTTTGAGCCAATCCAGTCGCATTTCAATATCACGCGGCGGAACTGGAACTATTGGCGCGAAAGAGGTGTGCCTGATTTGCATCGCAATACGATTTTGATGCTGGCGAAGATCAAGGGTGTTTCGGTGCCGGAGCTGCGAGCTACAGCCGCCCGCGCTCCGAAAGGAGCCGCAGCATGAGCGCGCCCAACATGTCGGTCACCGACTTCATCCAATACGTCGCGGAATGTTCGCGCAACATCGCATTCGAGGCTGGCGTCGGCGAAATGGAAACCGCCGGTCAGATCATATCCTATCTGGCCGCTCACCCCGACAAGCTCGACGCGTTCATTGAGGGCGGGACGTTCGCTTGGCCGCTCGACTGGTTCGATAACGGCTGCCTGTCCTGGCACGCCATGAACGGTCGTATTGTTCGGCCGGAAGAAGCGCGTGCCGCCCGTGCTGCGAAGCGGGAGGCGTAAATGAAAACCATCCTCTACACCCCCGCCGCCTCGCAAGACGCGCGCGACTTCCTCGATGACCTCGCCGATGCCGTTGCTGGCGTCGATCACTGCAAGGCCTGTGATCGCGGGTTTCATGCGTGTGCGTGTCCCGATTTGGCGGCGGCTGGGATTGTTCCGGTGATGGAAGGGGTTGGGGCGTGATCCTCGCGCTCACCTACCTCGCCGCTTCTGTCGCGTTCGGCGCTTGGCTTGCTCCACGGTTGTGGCCCCGCTCGCGTGATCGGGAGGGGTGAGGGGTGCGCTACATCGATGTATGCAGCGGCATTTCCGCACCCACAGCCGCATGGAAGCCGCTCGGATGGCAGGCGCTTTGCTATGCCGAAATCGAAGCCGCGCCCCGTGCTGTGCTGGCCCACCATTATCCCGATGTCCCGCTGGTCGGTGACTTCACGCAAATCAAGGGCAACGAATATGGACCAGTTGACCTTCTTGTCGGAGGCACCCCCTGCCAGTCGTTCAGCATCGCCGGCCTTAGAGGTGGACTGGATGACGAGCGTGGTAACCTGGCGCTCGAATATCTCCGCCTTGCTGATCGCGCACGGCCCCGATGGCTGGTGTGGGAGAACGTCCCCGGCGTCTTGTCGTCTGGCGGAGGACGGGACTTTGGTGCCATCCTCGGGGGCATGGGAGAACTCGGGTATGGGTTCGCCTACCGCGTTCTCGACGCTCAGCACTTCGGAGTTCCACAGCGCCGCCGCCGCGTGTTCGTTGTCGGATATCTTGGAGACTGGCGACGTGCCGCCGCAGTTCTTTTTGAGCGCCACGGCATGTCGGAGCATCCTGCGCCGCGCCGCGAAAAGGGGCAAAACGCTCCCACCATCCCTAGCCGCAGCACTGGAGGCGGTGGCCTTGGCACCGACTTCGACTGTGACGGCGGACTGATCGCCCACACCCTGCGCGGCGAAGGCTTCGATGCCAGCGAAGATGGAACCGGGCGAGGGACGCCATTGGTGCCGGTGGCCTTCGACCCCACCCAGATCACCAGCGCAACAAACCGCAGCAACACCAGGCCAGGCGACACGTGCTACACCCTGGCGAAGGGCGCGCACGCTCCGGCGATTGCTTTTTCTGAAATAGCAGCTTGTCGTCTCAGTGCTACTGGCGCTGGATTTTTAACCGGCAACGAACAGATGTCGATAGAGCAGAACGTTGCAGGTGTTAGTACACCGTCAGGACTTAAGGTCCGCCGCCTCACCCCGCGCGAGTGCGAGCGCCTGCAGGGCTTCCCCGACGACTTCACACTGGTCCCATACCGCAATCGCATGATGGCCGATGGTCCGCGCTACAAAATGCTCGGCAACTCGATGGCTGTCCCGGTGATGCGCTGGATCGGCGAGCGGATTGCGAAGGTCGATGCGCTCCAGCTTGCGGACGAGGCAGCCTGAATGAGCGACATGGCAACACTCCAGCGGCTTGGGCAGGAATTTGAGCGGGGTAAAATGGGACCGATCAGCAAAGCTATTGCAGATGGGAAAACCTATCAAGATTATGTCGATGAATGCCGCCTCCGCAGGGAACAGAAAGGGCGTGTCCGCGCATTCAAGCCGCGCGGCCCCCAAAGGAAACTGTCGCGGCCCAAGCTTGTCAGCATAGAAGGCGGCGTAGCCGAGTTCTCCGCTAATATCGGTATACGTTTCACCGTGGACGAGGTTGATGCGCCGCTTGTCGCAACGCTCAGCATCCAAGTAACTACTGGCCGCGTCACCGTCCGAACAGAAGATGGAGCCACCATGCTCTCGCGGGTGCTTACCAACGCCCCCGCAAATCTCTGTGTTGACCATATTGATGGCGACCCTCTCAACAATACCCGCGCGAACCTGCGCATTTGCACCGCCCAAAACAACGCCTGGAACATGGCTGCGCGCTTGAACTCGGCCACCATGCAGTCCCGATACAAAGGGGTTTCGCGGATGGGGAAAAAGTGGCGCGCTTACATTGTCCGCGATGGAAAACAAAAGCACCTTGGCGTGCATCTCAGTGAGATAGCCGCCGCCCAAGCTTACGACGAAGCCGCCCGCACCATTTTCGGGGCGTTCTGCTGCGTCAATTTCCCGCGTGATGGTGAACAATCTGCACATCGTAGGAGTCACAGATAATGACGCAGCGCAGCAATGTCCTACCGTCCGCAATTCCGATGACGGTAGAAGACGCCCGCGAGATACTCGCGAAACCCCTGCTGGCCTTATGCAGCGAAAACGGCCCCAGCGCTGTTGCTCGTGCGATCGGCGGCTGTGAGGACAAGACCGTTCGTGACGCGCGGGATGAGAAATCCACGCTGCGGCTAGATCTGGCAGCCAATCTGCTGTTGCTCGACGGCACCGCATTCGATGGCTTTCTGGCCCGCGTTGGTCGCCGGTCTGTCCCTATGGAGGCGACATGCTCGACGGACGCGCTGCCTGCCATGACGGGCGCGGTCCACAAACTGGTTATGGCGACAAGCGGCAACAGCGTTGACGGGCCGGGCCTGTCACGCTGCGAACTGTTCGATAGCGAGGCTGATCTTCGCCAGGCCTTTGATGCGATCGGCGCGCTGCTGGGGCGGATTGACCGGCTTAAGGCGGGGTTGGCGGCATGACTCCCTCCCCCACCACGCAATCAGCGCTGGACGAGGCCGGGCGGAAGGCGCGGCGTTCGTGCCTGCCGCCCTCGATCCTGTTCCTGCGCGCCAATGGCTTGGTCTTTACCAAGATCGGCGGTGGCCAGTGAGCTACCACGAGGAAATCATCGGCAATGCGCGGCTGATCCTGGGGGATTGTCGGGAGGTTTTGCCGGGGCTGGGCAAGGTGGATGCTGTTGTTACTGATCCGCCTTATGGGCTGGGCGACAAACTCAGCACGACGGCGGGCGTTGGCGAGTGGGGGAAGCTTCACGTTGAGGGCGGTCACGATTGGGACCAAGCCATCCCTGACAATATCGCGGCGGTTGTCGATGCTGGCGATCACGCAATCGTTTGGGGTGGAAACTACTTCGCCCTGCCACCTGTGCGTGGCTGGCTCCTTTGGGACAAGATGGTCCGTGAGTTCTCGTCGGGACACGCTGAAATGGCGTGGACGACCCTTGACCAGCCTGTCCGCGCTTTCAACTTCTGTAATGGGCAACTCGCCAGCGAGGGTAAAGAACACCCGACGCAAAAGCCGCTTCGCTTGATGAAGTGGTGCCTCGGGTTTCTGCCTGACGCGCAAACAATCCTCGACCCCTTCATGGGAAGCGGAACCACCGGCGTTGCAGCCGTCCAGATGGGCCGTCAATTCATCGGTATTGAGTGCGAACCCAAGTATTTCGACATAGCTGCGCGGAGGATTGAGGACGCCCAACGGCAGGGTGATATGTTTATTGATGGAGCGGCGGCATGAAGGTTTGCCGGAGATGCTCAGCCGAGAAGGCTGCGGACGAGTTTCGCAATGACCCGCGCTATCGGGATGGCCTATCGTCATGGTGCAAGCAGTGCTTTCGAGAAAATAATAGCAAGTGGGCGCGTGAAAACCGCGAACGCCTGACACAAAAGGCTGCTGGTTGGCGCGCTCAGAATCCAGAAGCATGGCGTGAAACCTATCGGCGCTTCCATGATGCTAACCGGGAAAAACGGGCGCGGGAACATGCCGAGTGGGCGAAGGCCAACAGGGGGAAGCGCAACGCTACCTCCGCCGCCTACAAGGCCGCCAAGCTCCGCGCCACCCCGCCTTATGCCGATCAGCAATCTATCGCGGCGATCTATGAAAAGGCCGCTCGTATCCAAAGAGAAACTGGCGAGCGGATGCACGTCGATCATATCGTGCCACTCCAGCACCCGCTGGTGTGCGGCCTGCACTGCGAGGCGAACCTGCAAATTCTGCCCGGATCCATAAACGAGGCCAAGCGGAATAAATGGTCTTGCGAGGATGCCCAGCGCCAGGGCGATATGTTCCAAGGAGCCGCAGCATGACCCTCACAACGCAATCAGCGGTGGATGAGGCTGCGCGGAAGGCGCGGCGCTCGTGCCTGCCGCCCTCGATCCTGTTCCTGCGCGCCAAGATCGAGTTTGACCAGTTCGACGCCCTTTCACGCACCCGCGCGCTTACCGACGATGAAAGCCGCGCCATGGAGCGGGCTATGCGCCGGATGCAGGATTGGGAGGCGGCGCTGTGAATGGCGAACTCACCCTGCGCCGCCACCAAGCGCTCAACCCGCACTGGTTCGACCTGATGCACAGCCGTTGGGCCGCGCCGCTCAAGCAGGCTGCAAAGGCGCGGTTTCCGGTGAGGCGGGATGAAGGCGGGAGGTTCGCGCGATGATCGAACTCCCTTATCCGGCGAAAATCCTATGGCCAAACGGTCGCGGGCATCACATGGCCAAGCACCGCGAGAACAAGAAACATATCGCTTGGGCATATGCGGCGATGAAAGATCAGCTACCGCCATCCTTCAAACATGACGGAACGCCGCTTCGTATCAGGGCGACGTTTCATCCAAAGACTGCGAACTTGCCCGATCGAGACAATTGCAGCGCGTCACTGAAAGCATATCAGGACGGCATTGCGAAGGCTTTGGGTGTGGACGACGCCAGCTTTATCGAGCCGCTGATCTACATCGGCGAGCCGGTCAAGGGCGGCAAAGTGATGATCGAGGTTGTTGCCATCGACGCTGCTACGGAGTAAAGGAAATGGGTGGGTGGCGGTTTGTTGCAGAACCAGCCACCCGATCAACGCCTAGAACGGAGGCACTGACATGACTGGATATACGGGCGATCCTTGCCCAGCGCAACCCATTAGGGACAGTTTCAAGCGCGTTTTGTCGCACGTGGTTAGCAATGCTGAACCGCCCTGCGAGCAAAAAGAACTCATCATGATCATGCACGAAAACGGCCTGCTGACTACGGCGGAGACGTATGACCTGATCCAGATTTATGGGTTGGCGCGGGCATGACGCGATATCAACGGATATGCCAGGTCACGGCGCTGCGTGACATCGACATTTACGAACGCTCGATCCTGATTCTGCTTTGCCAAAGGTGCAAGGCAGGGACGGTCATTACACCACAAAAATCCATCGCCCATGCGCTCGACATTTCGGAGCGGAAAGTGCGTTCCTGCATGAGCGACTTGGAGCGTGACGGATATATCAAGCGCAGCAAAACGACGCTCGGCAAAAGCGGCATCCAGCACATCGACAGCATCAATTTGCTATGCACCAAAATCGGGTTTCTGGAGCCGCGCCGTGCGGCACGCTGTGCCGGTTTGCCACCGGCACGCTGTGCCGCCCCTTATATATATACTAGGAACAGCGTTCCAGCCGGTTTGCAAAATGGTGCTTCCCTTGCTGTGATAAACGGGGGTCGGAAATGATCGATCTTTGGCCGCATCAAGAAAGATCCCTAGCCATGCTGAGGAATTCAATCTCGGCTGGGCATCGCCGCCCTCTCCTCAAGATACCAACTGGCGGCGGCAAGACCCGCGTGGCCGCTGCTGTGATCGAAGGAGCGCGGGCGAAGGGCAACCGCGTCGTGTTCGTGGTGGACGCGATATCGCTGATCGACCAAACCGTTGAAGCCTTTTATGAGGTTGGCTTAACCGAAATGGGTGTGATCCAAGCAGACCACATCATGACCGATTGGTCCCGGCCTATTCAGGTCGCATCGGTCCAGACGCTGCAACGTCGCGACATGCCCGATGCCACGGTCGCTATCATCGACGAATGCCATGTCGCGAACCAATGGCTGCACAAGCGGCTTGCGGCAGATGATTGGAAGAACAAGATCGCTATCGGCCTTTCCGCGACGCCATGGAGCAAGGGGCTTGGCAAAGTTTATGATGACCTGATCAGCCCGGTTTCGATGCGCGAGCTTATCGACTTGGGGCGCTTGCTAGACTTCCGCGTATTCGCGCCTTGCCATCCCGATTTGAAAGACGTTGCGACCGTTGCGGGGGATTACAACGGCGCGCAGCTTGCTGACACGATGAGCGACAGTGCCTTGGTTGCTGATATTGTCTCAACCTGGTTGCGCCTTGGCGAAGGTCGCCCAACGCTGTGTTATTGTGTCGATCGCGCCCATGCCAAAAAGGTTCAGGAGCGGTTTCTGCAAGCCGGTGTGCCTGCGGAATACATCGACATGGCAACGGAGGCTTACGAGCGGAAACAGATCAAGGGCAGACTCGAAAGCGGAGAGACCAAGGTTGTTTGCAACATCGCCACCTTGACGAAGGGCATCGACTGGAAGATTGGCTGCATCATCATTGCGCGGCCCACGAAATCGAAGATGCTGCATGTGCAGATTGCAGGGCGGGTCATTCGGGCGAACAGCGGTTTTCCTGACGGGCTTGTCCTGGACCACAGTGACAATATGCTTCGCTTAGGCTTGCCAACAGACATTCGGGACACGCCACTTTGCACGCTGTCCAAGGGCGAAAGAAAAAAGGAAAAGCCTGATCCCCTGCCAAAGGAATGTGGTGCTTGCGGGTTCCTAAAACCGCCAAAGACGCGCGAATGCCCTATGTGCAAGCATATCCCGGAGGTAACGTCGGATATCGAGGAGGAGGAAGGCGAGCTTGTTCAGATCGGCGGCGCAAAGCGCAAATTCAGCATGGCAGACAAGCAGGAATGGTGGTCTGGGCTCCTGTCGATCCAAGGCAGTAGGGGTTATAAGCGGGGTTGGGCATCGAACAAATACCGCGAGAAGTTCGGCGTATGGCCAAAGGGATTAGCTGATCAAGCGGCGCAACCCAGCGTCGAAGTGACCAACTTTGTGAGGGCCGGGCAAATCCGGTTTGCTAAAAGGAGGGTCGCGTGATGATCGGAATCGCTGATCAGTGCCGCAACCGTTGGCACGGCATTTTGCCACAGCTTGGCATCCCTGCGCGCATCCTGGATGGTCGCCAGCATCCTTGCCCGATGTGTGGCGGCAAAGACCGGTTTCGTTTCGACAACAAGGAGGGGCGGGGAACGTTTTTCTGTAACCAATGCGGCGCTGGCGACGGCGTGCAGCTTGGCATGATGGCGCATGGTTGGACGTTCTCAGAGGCCGCAAAGAAAATCAGGGAGGTAGCTTCTGTGGTTGAAATCGCAAGGCCAAAGCCCAGCATGTCGGAGGAGCAGCGCATCAACGCACTGCGCGACGTGTGGAAGGCCAGCAAGCCAATCACGCCAGACGATGACGCCGGGCGCTACCTTGCATCGCGCAAGATCATCGGACCTTACCCGCCTTCATTGCGTTTTGTTCCTAAGCTGAAAGTGACGGGCGAGGACGTGAAATTCCTGTCTGCGATGATCGCGATGATTCGCGCTCCAGATGGATCGCCACTGACGTTGCACCGGACATACCTGCAAGACGGCGCGAAGGCTGCGATAAAATCTCCACGGCGCGTTATGGCGGGCGACAAGCCAAACGGCTCATACATCGAACTTTCGCCCGCCGCAGAGGAGATGGGCATAGCGGAGGGCATTGAGACGGCCATGCGGGTTCAAAAGCGCTTTGGCGTCCCCTGTTGGTCCCTTATCACCGCAGATGGGTTGAGGGCCTTCACGCCGCCGCCTATCGTCACCAGGTTACGGATATTCGGTGACAATGACCGCAAGTTCGCCGGACAAGCAGCAGCCTATGATTTGGCTAAAAGATTGGCTATCAAGAATGACCATATCGCCGTCTCCGTTGAAATCCCCGAAACCCCAGGAACGGATTGGGCTGATGACTAAGACCAAGGAAATAGCTTGCCTTTGTGGCGCACGAGAGGATGACCATGGGCAGGAGCGGCCAAGGAAATGCTGGTTTTGCGGGGACCGCACCATGGGGCGGTTTGATCGAGGGAGAGGGTGATGAGTGGGATGGAGATTTCATGTCGCGGCTCGTGGGCGCTTGGGACAGCGTGCGGCAAGTGCGGAAGGTGTCTGGCGACGATGCCGTCAGCGCCAATCGACGCCGCGCCGAAGTTCTATCCGGTTCACAAAATCGAAGGATGGATTGCAACGGCCCTCCCCAAAGCAGAGCCGCGCCATATCCCGCGCCATCCAAGGCGACAGGCAGAAACGGGAGGCAAGCATTTGCGCCCGCCAGTCCGATGCGGTAGAGGGGGAATGCAACCAGCCGCCAAGTTGATTGCGTGAGACGCCGGGCTGCACCCCGGCGTTTCGCTTTTGTGCTGGCATCGTTCATGCCCCCGCCTGATAGGTCGGGAGGTTCGCCAGATAGGCCTCCAGATCGGCAAACGAGATCAGCGTGCGCCGCCCGGCCTTGCGGGCAGAGAGATCGCCGCGCTTCAATGCCTCATAAATGGAGGTGCGCGACATGCCGGTTGCCTTCACGGCGTCCGGGATGGTGACTGCGATAGGTGAATGCATAGGGAGGTATCCCGCAAGGTCCGTGCGGGATTGCCCGAACGTTGCGGGACGATCAGTTGTCAGCCTTTCGATGCCCCGGCAAAGGACAAGAAAGGATTTTAATTGCGACTAGGACGAGTAGTATTTGCGAAACGCGCGCTCTAGGCGCTTCGCACGGCTTTCCTGCGTTCCAGCGCCCGAAACCCTGCCCTCATTCACAAGTATGCGCGCGGCCTCTGCCGCTGATTTGGCTTGTCTGGTGGACGGATTACCGGCCAGCATCTTGTGCATTTCAAAGGCCAACTTGCGATCCTCTGGCCAGCCGGAATGTTCTTTGACTGGCCTCCCGCGCTTGCGATTATCAATGACTGCCCGGTCAAAAACGGCACAGAGATCATCGTAATTCAGCGCGAGGTCGGGCGGCAACGTGTTCGGCTCTTGCTCAGTTGTGGCGCGAGCATACAGGCTCAAATACACTCCGATATGGGCCTTGGGCACAACTTCGTCATTGAGCATTCCCTTCACGTCGCCGCGCGAAACGGCATCGAACAACAGCTTTTGCATCGCCTCATAGGGCTGGCCTTTGATCGCGGGGAAATGGTCCATTGTCTCAAGGCACTTTGAAGGACGAAGCCAGCGATAGCGGCTCATTCCCGCCCCCGAAACGGAATGATTGTCGCCGTGCGGCGGGCATCCGCTTCGGCTACTAGGCGTCTGGAAATTGCGAACCTGAGCGTTGCGTAAACCGCGCGCCGGGCATCAGCGTAAGCCGCCGTTCCGTCATTTGCGGCCTCCAGCAAAATGCGAACGGTATCGTCCAGTTCGGCCAGCTCCAGCGGGCTGTAAGCGGCCAATTCCAGTTCCAGCGGGGAAAGCGCCTCGCTCATGCCGCCTCTCCCCGGATTGGCGAAACTTTGGCAGCAGTCACGCCGTCACTGGCGCAATAGGTGGCCCAATCGGCCATGAGCCGCCGCCGCTTGTCGAATAGATCGCCGCGCCGATAAGCCGCTTCGGACTTGTTGCCGATCACATGGGCCAGCGCCATTTCGCAGACTTCATGAGCATAGCCGGTGCATTCGGCTGCCCAATCGCGGAAGCCGGAACGGAAGCCGTGGACGGTGCAATCCAGCTTCATGCGGCGAAGCAGCATCGACATGGCCATTGTGGACAGCTTCCCGCCCTTGTCGGCTGGAAACAGGCTGGCTTTGTCCAGCGGTTTGACGGCCTCCAGAATTTCGACAGCGCGCGGGGACAGGGAAATGCGATGTTCCTTGCCCGCCTTCATGCGGGACGCTGGCACGGTCCAGATTGCCTTGTCCAAATCGACTTCGGCCCACGTTGCCCCCAGCACTTCGCTGGTGCGCGTGGCCGTGAGAATGACAAATTCCAGTGCCAGCGCCGCCATTGCCTCCCGCTCGCGCAGCTTCGCCATAAACGCCGGAATAGCCTCATAGGGCATTGCCTTGTGATGGCCGCGCGTGAGCCGGGAACGTGGCGGCAGGATTTGCGCAATGTGGCCGCGCCAGCGAGCCGGGTTTTCGCCCTCTCTGTATCCGCGCGCCTTGGCGGCATCGAGCACGGTTTCAATCCGCCCCCGGATGCGGCTGGCAGTTTCGGGCTTGTCCTGCCAGATCGGCTCAAGGATTTTCAGCACATGAGCCGTGCCAATTTCGGCAACCGGCAATTCGCCCATGACAGGATAGACGTAGCTGGCCAGCGTGTTGCGCCATTGCTGCCGGTGCTTGTCATTGCGCCAGCTTGCCTCATTCGCGCCGATATAAGCCTCTGCCACGGCCTTGAACGTAATTCCGGCTATCGCTGCCGCCTGAGCCGCCGCAAGCGCGTCTGTGGCCTCTCGCTGGCGTTCCTCCAGCGGATCAATCCCAGCCTTCACCTTGAGCCGTAGGGCGTCGCGCGCCGTCCGGGCATCGGCAAGGGAAATGCCGCCTTGTCCAGCCGCGCCCAAGCCAATGTCGCGCGATTTGCCCTTGAGCATGAAGCGATAGACCCATGACCGCGCGCCCTTGGCTGGCTGGCCCGGTTTCGCATTCTTGATCGCCTCTGGCGTCGGGTGCTTCACCAGCAAATGCAATCCGTCCCCGTCCGCATGGCGTCCGGGCTTCGCATTCTTGACCGCCAAGGGCGTAAGGGCATTGCTGAGCTTGCGGGGCATGGCTGGCGTCTCCGTTCCCAAATCCGTTCCCCGATAATAGCCCGGTTTTATGGGAACGCAACCGGATAGAACGGGACGGGAACGGAGTTGAATTGCGCCAATTATCTCCTATTTTTAGTGCCTATTTTAATGCTGGTGGATACATCGGGACGCTAGTTTCGGGGACACCGCCTCCGCCAATAACCATTGATTTTATTGATACTTTTGCAATGCGCCTGCCTTGTTCCCATAACCGCTCCCCGATAGATCGGGCGCTAGGCGCTCAGTCTCACATTGCCGCCGGAACGGGATTGCAGATCGGGCAGGCCAGATCAGGGTAATTTTCCGGCTGGGGCGGGTGCAGTTCGATACACACCCTACGCGACAAATCGCGGCTGGAAATGCCGGGAATCCGCGCCCTCGCGGAAATGGCAGCTTCCCTGTCAAAAATGACTGGCAACGGGCAATCAATCGAAAGCGCCGAAAAGCGCGGGATGCGAGCCAATCAAATTCAGGTCAAAGCGCTGCCAGCCGTGCAATCTCTCTAACGTATCGAGCGGCTGCCAATGTATCGGCAGATCGCCCGCCATGCTTCCAAGCGTTGCGGTTGCCCTCAGGCGCGCCGCTGCCCTTGCCGCCGTGCATCCGGCATCGCTTCGCGCCTTTGATCGCCGGAGATTGGCACGCCGTCCCCTTGCGCGTCATCGCCAAGCATCGCGGGGCTGCTGCCAGCCGCGCCGGTTCCGGCTGCATGGGGTAGTTCGGTTGATTCTGCATTCTGGTGCCCCCCGGCATGGTGGTGGAATTGTTCGGCAATGACGGCCTGCCCGCCTTCGTTCACATGCACATGGCGCACGGTTTGTTCGCGCGGCTGGTGCAGCTTGGCCAGTGCCTCCAGCGTGGCGCGGCAGTTGCTTTGAGCCTTCAGCGCCAGCCGCCCATATCGTTCGGCAGCATTGATGTAGTCGCCCATATTCATGGCAGTGCGCCGGGCAAGCTCAGTAAACATGCTGTCTAGCGTCACGGCCTGCGCGGCGAGCATCTTGCTTGCCATCGCCAGATCGCCCTCAGCCGCCTTGTCTGATGTTTTCTGTAACTCGTTCGCGTAATCTGTCAGGCCGGGCAGTTCCACACCGCCAATCATCTTGCCGATAAATCCAGAGGTCGCGACGGCATTCTTGAACGCCGGTTGCACCAGCTTGCGCGCCATTGCCTGAGCGCCGGTTTCATGCGGGGTTTGCTCAATTGTCAGAGCATTATTGGGCTTCATGCCGCCGTCCGGTTTCTTGCGATTGGCCATTGTCAGTCCTTTGCTTTGCGCGCCTTCGCGCCGATGTTTTGAGAGGTGCCGCAACGCTTGCCGATGATGCGCCCGCCCGGCTCCAGCCGCTCCAGGGCGAATTGTGACGCGGCCTCAGGGCTTGCCCCTTTCAGGACATAAGCAAGCGCCGCCTCCAGATTGACAGCGTGGAGATCGGGATTGCCCGCCTCCAGCCCCAGCCGCCCGCCTATTGG